TGCTGCTAATAAAAAACAAAACAGGCAACAAACAGCGGACATTTGCCGAAAATATTTAACTATTGATTTTAACAAGGAATAATAATGGAAAAACAAAAACAAAAACCAAAACAAGCTATCCACATCAGCTGGGAGCTATTCTCCAGGCTGATGATCTTACGCGGCAAGCTGGCCACAGCTGAAAATAAAGTTAAGGTCTACCAGCTCGTCGAGGCGGCTGTAGAAGCGTACCTAAAGGAGATGGAAGAAAATGAGCTTTCTTGATGGCTTTGACATATCCGAAGAAGCTGTAAGTGGCCCATACTTCGGAATGATCTCCGGGCCACCTGGAGTAGGCAAAACCTTCCTGGCTGCAAACGCTGAAAAACCTTTTTATATCGCACTTGAAAAAGGCGTAGAAAAAGTCACTGGAGTCGGAAAACAGCTAAAAAATGGTGCGGTGCATATCATTGGTTCTGAAGATGAGTTTTACCAAACGCTACAGCAATTCGTTAAGCACGATCACCCATACAAAACTATCGTGATTGATAGCGGTATGTTTTTAGATAAGCTTAGCATCGAAAAAATCATAACTAATACTCCAGAAATAACCAAGAAAGACAAGGCTGGAAATATAGTCGTTAAAAAGATTACCTCGATTTCTGACTTTGATTTCGGGGATGGCTACGCTCAACTTGTAGCGGTCTATGAGAAGCGCTTTTTTACCGCACTTACTCATCTACACCGAAAAGGCTTAAACGTGATTTTGATAACCCACACGCGCCTTAAATCTACTGTTGATGATAATGGCAACGAGTTTAAAAAGCACGGCGTTGATATGGCAGAATGGGGAGTTTATTCAGTGCCTAACCTGCTAACTGCTAAAGCCGATTGGTGCTTGTTTATGCAATCAACTATCACATCGGCAGCAAAACGAAACAATTTTGGCACAGTTAAACACCACGCCGATGCAATGATGCCGCCTGAAATAGTGGTACATACGCGCTCAGGTAATGGCTTTTTTGCTAAGGTTAGAACCGAAAAGATAGAAAACGTCCAGGACTCATACATCATCGATGTGCGCAATCCTGAAACCTCAAAACAAATTTTTACAGACCTCTTAAAATAGGAAACAACATGAAATTTACAAAAGATACAACAAAAGTTAAAGCTTTTTCTGGTGGATTTATCAAAGAAACCGGCTTTTATCCTTGTACTATCACAAAGTGCTATGAAAATAAATCAACATCTTCATTATCAGAAGCAATCCATTTTGAAGTGGTCACCGACGCCGGTGCCATAGGCCGGTTTGATTTGTGGGTTGTTGGTCGTGAAGGAACAAGCGTGGATAAAAACGGGAAAGAACTCAGCGCGATAGGCGACGTTAACGATTTGATGGTGTTGCTTGAACTTGATGAAATGACGAGCAAACCAGGAAAAGTAAAGGTTTATGACTTCGACCTGAAACAAGACATCGAACAGCGTAAAATGGTTTTTCATGATGTAATTGACCGTCAAATAGGTATTGTTTTTGATATGCGCCCTAACACCTACAATGGCAAAACAACAATGCGTCCCGAGTTCGCTGGCTTTTATGATGCTGATACTGAACAATCAGCATCCGAGTTTTTGAACAAAGAAGAACCCGTACAAATGCAACGCAACATAGATTATCTGTTAGGCATATCGAAAGCAAAAGCGCAACCAAACTCCCCACAAAACAGCTCTCCAGTTGACCCTATCAACATGGAGTTTGACGAGGATAGTATGCCTTTCTAAACCGTTCGGAATTTCAGAACTGTTGCCAAGGATGGCATCCATTAACTTAACAGGCAATTAAAAATGATTGATATAAATAAAAAATATAAATGGGTCGGATTAGACGTGCATATCTATGAAATATTTGAAGATAAGGTTTTTTTCCGGGCTAAATCTAATGATGGTGAATGGATAGGACATAGTATGTGTATATCATTAGCTATTGACCAATTCAAAGAAGTTTGAAAAGAGGATTTTAAAAATGAAAATATTTGATCTGAAACAAAAACAACAAGCGGCACTTGAATCGCTAGAATGGCTAACTGATGATGACCAGGAAGATATTGAATCGGTTAAACGCATCCTGAATGATGTACAAGGGCAGGTTGAAAACAAACTAGACTACTGGCTACCACTCCTAAAACAAGCGCAATTCGACCATGAAAAAGCTGTTGATGCAAAGAAGGCCTATCTGTCTGCACACGACCGCAATATAAAACGCAAAGAACGCGTACATGGATGGATAAAAGAGCATATCTTGAGCCTTATGATTGATTTTGGCATCGATAAGCACAAAGGCGAACTGTTTAACTGCTCTCATTATTTAAGTCCTGGATCACTTCAATTTGGCGAGCAATTCGACATTGACAAGATACCAGATCGCTTCACCAAGATGACCATCGAGCCAGACAAAAAAGCGATTACTGAGGCATTGAAAGCAATCGACTCTGGCGACGTTATCACCAAGAATGACTCACTTCCAGAATGTTATCTGGTTAAAAAGGAAACGTTGAGGGTTTCATAACAATTTATGAAAAAGGAATTAAGATATTTTCAAAACGACTCTATAGAAGCAATCAGTAAATCATTAAAGGCTGGAGAGACTCCATATATAAATGCTGTAACAGGTTTCGGAAAGTCGCTAGTAATGGCTGATATTACAGATAGAGCCATAAAAAAAGATAAACGCGTTTTGCAGTTGGTTCCTAATCACACATTGTGCGTTCAAAATTACAAACAATTGTATGAATATACAGACCACAAATCATCAATAGGTATATGTTCAGCTAAAGAATCAAAGTTCCAGATACATAAGCAAGCTGTGATTGCTACTCAAACATCATTTTTAAGAAGAAGGCATGCCGGCGGTAAGTTCGATTTATTGTTAGTTGATGAGTGCGACATGATTTCGCTTGATGAGAAATCTACATATCAGAGGATAATAAAAGCACTCAGGGTTATTAACAAAAACATTAAAATTGTTGGCTTAACAGGTTCTCCTTTTCGCAAAGATCAAGGGATGTTACATGACAAAATAGAAGGTAAGAATGTTATTTTTACAGAATGTTGCTATGAATCGGATATACCCACATTAATAAAAGAAGGCTATATATCATCCGTAAAGATGTTAAATAATAGCCTATCGGTTGATCTTGACGGTGTTAAAGTTGTTCGTGGTGACTATGATCAACAAGCTTGTGGCGTTAAATTTAATAAGATAGTTGCTGATGCGGTAAAAGACTTTAAGCGATTATTTGAAGAAAACAACATAAAAACATCACTAATCTTTGCTAGCACAATAGAGAATGGCAACAAAATAGTAGAAGAATATGGCAATGATAGTGAGTGTAAGTTAGCACATGGAAAGCTAACTGAAAAAGAACGTAATGACATTATTCATTGGTTAAAAAATGGCAGTGGAAAGCGTTGTCTTGTAAATGTTGGACTTTATACACGCGGATTTGATTTCCCTGGCTTAGAGTCAATAGTGTTATTGAGAGCCACAACTTCATTGAGATTGTACGTTCAGATAATCGGTAGATTGCTTAGGACGCATGACGAAAAAGAGTTTGGATTTTTGGCTGATTATGGCGGGAATGTTGAGAGATTCGGGCCAATAGATAACCTAATACCTCCAAAAGTACCTGAAAAAAAAGGCACTGCACCAACAAAAGAATGCACAGCCATCAATGAAGGCGTATATTGTGGCGAACAAAACAACCTGTCTGCAAAACGTTGTAAGAAGTGTAAAGCTGAGTTCATAAACGAATCAGAAGATGGCTTATACCAAATGCGAACGAGAGCGGAAGCACTCAAGGCAAAGCAGGAAGAAACATTCTCTTATGATGTGCAGGACGTGTATTTTGAGCATTATCAGAAGGATGAAACGCCTATCCTGAAGATGCTTTTTTATGATGAACATGTATCATTACTGCATACAGAGTACATTTGTTTGAATCATAGTGGCTCTGCTCGTGGATTAGCTATAGCTAAGATTCAAAGCCTGTTGAAGAATAAAAAAGACTACTATCAAATATCACAATTTGAAGATGGTGTATGCGTTAAATCTGTTTTGTTTTTATTGCAAAACCGTTACCAGCAATTCTTCAAGCCAATAAAAAAGATAACTTTACAGAAAGACGGAAGATTCAACAAACTTATCTCTTGGGAGTTTTAAAAGATATGATAACCAGAGTTTATGAAGGGAAAAGAGAAAACGGATCAACTTATTATCAAGGTCAATTACTGATAATACAGGGTAGATTAAAACAAATGTGGATAGACGTTACTATTCGCCATGCTGAAAAAATTAACGCAATAACTGACCTTGAAGCATTTAAAGAGAGCGTAAAATGAATATAAAGATAGTAATTAACGAAGATGAACTAAAAGAACTGATAATAAATGAAATAGATAGTATTTTTGGCATTGTAGGACTATCTAAAGATGACATCCGGATAGAAGTTAAACAGAACTATAAATCAGAATGGGAAACAGCAGAATTTAGGGCGATATATGAAAAATGAATACACATGTAAAGATTGCGTTATGCACGACCATGACGACGAACAAACCGAATGCAAAGAGCAGGATAAAGAGCATAAGCCCTGCAAAGACTTTCATCCTTCCGATTACATCAAGGCTTTGAATTATGACACCAAATAATAATATATTATGAATTATTGGATTAAAGTAGCATCATATAATGCGTGGCTGTTAGAAATGCACATAAAAGGATACGGTAGCACAGATAAAATTGATAAGCTTGTTAGCAAAGGTCAATTAATTCCGGGAAAAGAATATAAGCATATAAAAGATGATATAAATGATTGAACGATTCAAAAATGCAATGAGAGAGATTCGCTATTATTGAACATTATGACAATATCAATCATAGACGCATTATCACAACAAAAAAAGAAACCTGATAGTAATAACCGCGTTACTTGCGAAAATGGCTGTTTATCAATCAGTGACGCGGTTTTTGGAGTTGCGCTATATAAAGCAGGCTATGCTGATATTGATGATTACATAGCTGATATTCCGACCGATAAACGAGAGCAATTTTTAAAACAGATAGGATATTATGAGCAATATAATTAATTTCACAGAATACACAAAAAACGACATTGACCCGAACAAAGTACTGGAAGGAGCTAAAGACGCGCTAACAGAAGTATTAGTGCTTGGAAATCGTGAGGACGGGTCATTTTACTGCGCTGCATCTACTTCTGATATTGGCAAGTTGATACATGCTGTAGAGCTATTTAAGTTTAAATTAATGAGAGGAGATTTTAACTAATGTTAAGCAAATTAGAAATTGATGAAATTATTGAAAAAACAAAGGATATGAGAGAAGATGAAAAGGTAGACTTTATATATACAATGGCTTATGAAGAGGCCATGAATATTATATGTAATTATAATGATTAATTATTAGGTAAATGATAATGAAATGGTCAGACTTTAAATTCCCACCAATAAACCTATTCTCACTACCAAAGCGTAAATGCAAACATCCTCATTATATGATGCTGCCAAGTATGAAAAAGAAAATATGCTACGACTGTGGACTAGAAGAGAAAATCACTAACTACATGCCAACTCACCAACGATGAAAAAAGTTTACATTATTGAAGTGATTGATAGAAAAACAAAAGAGATAGTACAGGTTGAGATAAGAAAATCTGAGCAGTCATTTGATAGGATTTGGCGTAAAGCAATAAGCAATATTAATCCTCTCGTTTACAAATTAAATGCAGAAATTGAAAATTACACCACAAATACAACGCGCTGCACTAGCGCCAATAAGCACCGCTCTAGCTGAGAAGATAGAAGCTGCAAGAGCAAAGCAAAAAGCAATAAGGAAAAAATATAATGAACTTTGTAAATAAAATGCATGCTTTAGATTATATAAATGAAACAAGAGCATATCTTGATTACCTTGAAGAGCATATAAATAATGTATCAAAAGCATTCGATTATCTATCAGAAGCTTGTAATGGTCTGTATTGGGTTAGTGATGACTATTGCTGGCATACACTAAGATATGAAATAGAGAATCATGACTTATCTAAATTTAGCAAAGAAGAGTTCACGCAATATAGAGCTTCTTTTTATCCTATATCTGATGAAGAAAAGAAATCATCTAAAGATAATATGAATTTAGCATGGGAACATCACAAAGAATCCAATCATCATCATCATGAAACCGTTGTTACTTATATTGATTTAGTACACATGATTATTGATTGGACGGCCATGAGTTTTAAATTTGGAGGAACAGCTAAAGAGTATTATGAGAAAAACCACAAAAAAATGAACTTTTCAAAAGATCAAATAGATAATATGTATGAAATTTTTAACAAAATAGAAGAATATGAGTCAGCCAAATTAACTTAATTAAAAAAACCATGAACGAACTCGATAAAAAAGCAAACCGGCTGCTACTAAAGCCACGTAAAAAGCAAACAAACTCGTGGGGAAAATCATTTAAAATCGATCCTCCCTGCACAGATATTGATATTGTGCGTGGCGAGCGTATGGCGCTATGTGTGCGGCTTAGGAATGGGGAGAGAAGATGAAAGTTTACTATATAGAAACAAAGAACGGCAAAAAATACGGCTCAAGGAATAGGGCAAAGATTGAAGCCATGTACCCTGAACAAGCTGTTTTAGAATGCGATATCGCCGATTTTCACGGCCATCTATACTCTAATGATTGGGCAGGATGAACCAGCGAATAGGAATAACGCTATACCCGGTAGTCTTTGCGCTAATGATTGTTATTCTTATTTTCGGGATAGCATCAATAGCTATAAAAGCGATAATTTTAACAACAATAGATAGAATATTTAATGGACATTAACGAAACACTGAAAGAACGCGGCTCCAGGTATGGGGATTTTAAAACACATGCTGACATTACCCAGGCATTAAAACGGGTTATGCGTTGTGAAGAAACTATGACTTGTAATGACAACTGGGATAGATTGTCTCCTGATAAAAAAGAAGCCCTTGAAATGATTGCACACAAAATCGCGAGAATCATCAACGGTGACCCAAGCTATGCGGAGAGCTGGAGGGACATAGCCGGTTATGCTCAATTAGTAGTTAAAGAATTACATAGAACAAATGGCGCCACTGATGCAAGGGTAGTAATGCAAGTTGTAGTTGATGGAAAGCTTACTGACATGCATTTGTATTCTACGAAGTTGGATGAAGATCATGACTAGATATGTAACAGAAATACATGGTGATGAAGTCAAGTTAACAATTAACCTTCAAAAAGATAACGGGCGGCTATTATCTCCGGATGATGCAGAAATACTTGAGTTACAGTTAAACATGATGGCAGAAAGAACGCTGTGCTATCTTTTGAACAAACATCTGTACAATAACGAAAAAATAAAAATTACAATGTCTGAGTTACAGCAAAAGCAATCGTCATTTTTAGACAAGATGCTTAATTTATGGGAAAGGTACTTTGTTTATTCAAAAAACTCGTCAAAATTAATAAGCAATGGAATGGATCAGCAATTAAGAGAAGCTGATAAATACATAAAAGATGGTTATGCAAATATAATAGAAGATAATGAAATATAAAAACATAAGATGCGAGCATAACGGGATTAAGTTTGACTCTCAAAAAGAAAGAGACAGATATATATATCTTAAACAAAAAGAAGATGACGGCTTTATATCAAATCTTGAGTTACAAAAAAGATTTGTATTGATTGAAAAGCAGATATTAAGCAATGGTGCGCTTATAGATAAACAAACGTATGTTGCTGATTTTTGTTACTATAGTCACTTCGGGTATGTTGTGGAAGATGTAAAAGGAAGGAGAGCCGGAGCGCCATATAAGCTTTTTTTAAAAAAGAAGGCGAACATGGGTAGGGTTTACGGAATAAATGTTATTGAGATATAAATAAAATTTGATTTTTATAAAATTATCATTATAATAATACACATCTTAGAGTTGCCTGGCCAAGGAAACATAGCGAAACCTTGGCACAATGAAACTTCGAAACGGTGAGATGCCGTTTTTTAAACTAACTTGTGGTTATATATGAAAATTGAAATAAAAAACAGATATACAGGAGATGTTATTTATTCGCATGATTGCGATAATAACAGTATAAAAATAACAGTAGTTGAAGAGGTTATTTCTAAAGCTAATCTGTCTGAAGCCAATCTAACTAAAGCCAATCTGACTAAAGCCAATCTGACTGGAGCTAATCTGTCTGAAGCCAATCTAACTAAAGCCAATCTGACTAAAGCCAATCTGACTGGAGCCGATCTGACTGGAGCTAATCTGTCTGAAGCTAATCTGTCTGAAGCCGATCTGACTAAAGCCGATCTGTCTGAAGCCAATCTGACTAAAGCCAATCTGTTTGGATGCATTGGTAATATGTATGATATTTGCTCAATGCAAATAGAAACATATGCTGTTGCATTCACAAAAGATGTATTACAAATTGGCTGTAGACGCTATTCGCACCAAGAATGGTTTGATTTTCACGTCAATGTTATTGACGAAATGGATAGAAATGCACTTGTGTTTTGGGAGAAATACAAAGACTTTATATTTAAGGCGATAGAGCTAAGATTTGGAGCCACTTATGACTGACACAGACAAAATAATAAACAGCATAAAAATGCTGTCAGAAACACAAGCAATTAACGAGGATTTAAAATGAAATTTGAGCTAGATATATCATTAGTAGAAAATACAAAATATTCTGATGAATTGCGTAATTTTAAAATCCCATGCAAGTCTGGTCTGCATCAATTAAATTTTGATGTAATTGAATGTGACGTGCCAAAAGATATATATAAAGAAATGATTAACGGGAGACCAGGAGACCTTGAAACTATGCCAATAGGCTTTGACGTAATTCCAGTTGGCGCAACATTAACAAGGGTATCATAAAATGAAATTACTATTAGCAAACCTATTCGTCGCATCGGTTATTGCATTATCTATTGTCGGCTTTGCAAAAGCTGACGGCGTTGATACACCTGGGTTTTACGATGATTTCAACGAGTACACGCCGCACGACAAATACGAGTTTTTTGCACCACCAGACTATAAGCACAAAAAGCTCGTGCATCCAGAGTATGACTGCTATGAAAAAGAAGTAGCTGACCAAATTAAAAACGTACCGGAGCCAGAACAATTGTTAATGCTTGTGTCTGGAATCGCATTATTTACCGCCTGGAGAACATTAAAATAATGAATATTGAAATAAAACTAACAAACGCCTTTGCAAAAATGCCGACATACGCTCATGAAGGTGACGCCGCCTTGGACATCTACGCAGCTATTGAAGATGAAATAATCATCTACCCTGGCTCATGTGAGATGATACCATCCGGTATCGCTATTAATATCAACGATCCAAATATTGTTGGAATTTTGACTGGGCGTAGCGGCCTGGGGCATAAAAATAATATCAGATTATCAAACTGCGTTGGCGTTATCGATAGCGGATACCAGAAAACTATCGGAGTGTCCATATTTAATGACTCAGTTGACATTTATGCTGTCCGCCGTGGCGACAGGATAGCACAACTTGTTTTTATGCCAATAATCAGGGCTAATCTACATATAGTTCCTGAGTTTGGACATGATACCGGGCGCGGTGGTTTTGGGTCGAGTGGTGTATAATATGAGCATATTCGGAAAAATAAACAAATTCTTCGATGACTCCATGTCATACGGAATTGAACCACAAACGCCATTCAACGAAACAATTACATATCGACGCCAGCTAGATGAAGCATATTGCGAAGGCGCACAAAAAGAACGAGAGCTTATAAAAGCACGAGTGTTGCAATTAATTGAGCACTCTAATAACGAACTGTACGACGAAACAGCAAAACAAATTTTAATGTTTTTAGAAAAGCGCTGTAATTGGCGTCATTGATTTCTTGACCGGCATCGGCTAAACCTCCCGGACAAAAGAACGAATGGAATCGTGGCAAGAACATGCCTAGATTTGTGATTGATGTAAAACCACGCCGCCGGGTAATTTTCCAGCGTGTAATTTTATGAAAAGGGGCCGTTTAATTAACCCTAAATCAGTTAATGTTTAAAAAATAGTGCATAGGGCGGGCTTACCTGCCTGGGTGTCTCTCACTGACGGACTGGACCAACACAAGAAAACCGTCTAACCCGAATAAATCGGGATGCACTACCTAAACCCACTGTCGGGTAAGAGCAGTGGGAACAAAGATAATATCTTCTAACGCAAAATTAAGTAACAAAGGACAACCATGCAACGACAACCATTTTCAAGATTTAATTACCTCATTGCCGCCGCGTCCGCTGCGGCATCACAGCAAGGGATAACAATGCAACATGCATTAATGCTACAGCCCCAATACCGATCCAGAGGCAAAGGCAGATGTGCCTCCACAAAAGCCAGGCACGGCAAGCACATGGACAATGTGCGACACGCCAGATCGCTTCGCAATAAAAACAAAAGATCGAGATAGACGGAGCAAGGCTAATGGATAATGTGCCGGTCGCAAAGCCTTGATTGGCGGGAATTGCGGTTCCCTGCAATCAATCTGTGGTCGGCGCCAAAACCAAACATAACAAACAGCAAAAAATGAGCAATTGCAGAGAAAAATAAGCTGTTGCTTGTATTAAGATGGCCGTGAAACTAGACCCAATTTTAACTGTTAGCTTTCGCCTGGAGCGAGGCGGTCAGTTTGAAAGCGGATTCCAATTTTCTTGGAAAATGAGACAGCCAAAGCACTAACGCCGTGTTAAGCGGAAAGCCGCCACACACTGAACTTTAACCGCGCAAATGCGCAACATGGCGGCTTGTCCGCTTGAACTAAGAGTTATACGGAGTTATATATGAAACAACAATATACGCTTATGAGATTTGATCCTCAACATGGCACGGAAAGGCCATATCCATCCCATGCAGAACAATACCGCCAATATCATGGTCTAACTGCATGGTTAATTAATCCGTGGAGCGGCGCAAGACGTGACCCGCGCGACATTGGGTCTGATGTGGAGGGACTTCTTATTATACCAGATGAAGAGCCAGTAAAAGCTGGTGTATAACGCAAATTAGACACCTCTTTCAAAACAGATGAACTATTAACATAATCGTTAACGACAGCCATATAAAAACTAATGATGCAATAGCTATATTAAGGATAATTTTCACAAAATTTTAACCCCGTGACTTTCAAACCATCGAGCTAAAACATAAACACCAGCGCCTATGACAAATATAATTTTAGGAAACCAGTCTTTGCCTGTCTGTTTAATAAACGCGCCAAGCTCTGCATTATCCTCGGCTCTGATTCGCTTAACTATATCGACTATCTGATCCTCTGATAGATCATGACGTTGATATTTTGGGCATTGCTCAAATTTTTGTCTGTCCATTTCGCGCCTAAAATTCAATCGTTGATCTTGTGTCATTTGCGCTCCTTATCATCGAGTGCAACACCGAGCCCACCGGCAACAGTAGTCCCCAACAGGATTATTGGTGTTATGTCCTTACCAGTCCACCAGCCAACATACCCAAATAGTGCGGTTACTACCCAGATCATGCCGCGCTTTGTGCTTGCTTGCTTAAAGTCTATCATAGTAGTTTTAGTAGGTTATAGTAATACGTGGCGGTGTAGTATTCTTGGGTTATGTATGGAATTACTTAATTAAACCTGACCGGGAAATACAGGGGTGCGCCATCGTTTATTAAAAATCATCAAATAATTACCACTTATGACCGAGCGAGTCATTATCGCAGGGTTAAAATCAGCTAGCCTATATGATCGCGTGTAGGGGGGAGGTGATACAAACAATGCCGGATCGGTTGTCTCTTGAGTGCAAAAATAAATGTTTTTATGGGAGTTATAAGCTACAACCATAGACCGTACAGTCTCAGTACTGACCGTATTTTTACGCGGTAATTGTTGAGACAAATTAAATGATCCTGCTGTCCCCGTAACTTTTGAAAACAGTAAATGTTTTCCTGGCCTGTCTGACGTGCAATATAGTCCAGTCGGAGCGCCAACTCCTGGATTTATCTCCACTAGGTCAACTGGATAATGGTCTGTATAGGGTGATGAAACTGAAGTCCATTTGGTCCATGTATCCGCAGTTATGCTAGTACACCTCCAGACACCAACGTCTGCTCCATATGTGGCATCTCCAACAGAAGCCCAAAGTTTTGAACTGTTCTCAGTAAATAACGAGTGGATATGTCTAGCATTGGTCATCTGTTTAGTTACTGCCCAGGTTGGGCTAGATGCCAATGGGCCATATTTCAAAATTCGCGGAGGCGCTGGGTCTGTTGGGTCGTTCTGTAGGTCAGCTCCAGTTAGCGAATACTCCCCGATTACAACATAGTCATTAAATATTGCTATACCATACGGACGTGCTACTGCTGTAGCTCTACGTAAACCTGCTGTTGTAGGGCAGGATATATCCGTCCATGTAGCGCCCGCAGTTAAATCACTGGATTGATATACTTTTAAATCAGATGACAGTATGTAAACTTGAGAGTTATAAACTAACAAATCAAAAATGGCATTGCCAGTCCCAAGAGATGGCGCTGCCATTACGTCTGTATATGTAGCGCCACTGTCTGTTGAGAAACATATTTTATTGTTCGTTGTTCTGAGTCCCCACGGTTGATTTCCTGTTAGGTTTTTGCCATAGACACGTACATTGTCTATTGAGGCATCCGCGAACATTGTAGGTACTGGTAATTCAGACGATAAACCAATCAACGCGGGGCATGATATTGCTGGTGTTAATCCTGCTAACGTGGCTGTTAATGGCAATGTAAGTGCAGCAGTAAACCCTTTCATATTGGTACAATGCCCAAATGTTGCTGATGTCCCGTTGCATGACACCGCGTAGAAATATTCTCCTGGCGGGAGGGTAACTGGTGCATGTGCAAATTCAAACCAACCGGCTTCTGGCACCTCACGGCGTTCTGTTGTAACTAGGAGGTTAAGTGCTGAATCATAAATACCTATCTCCACCAGTTTTGTGGATTGAGATGTGCCTACATTACCTGATACGCGATCCAGCGTAACTGCCGATGAAACAGTAAACGGAGACAATGACGTTGCTGCGATAGCTGTATCAGCATCTTTTATCCCTGTGCGTATAGATGGGCCAGTTAATGGCGGCTCTGTTCGCCAGTTTACCCCATCACTATACCCCATCGCCCCAATATCGCTAAACCAAGCCTGACCTATGCCAAACTCTGCCGCTGTTGGCTTTGTTGCCCATGTATATTCAAGCTCTTGATCTGAAAACTCACTAACAGCATAGGCTATTGATCCAGTTAAACAAACAATTTTAAAATTAAAATCCTCTGAATATGTCCCAATCGTATATAGGCCGCGAGCTGCTAACGATACAGTTTTTATAACCGTGCCATTGTGTATCTGTTGATAAAATCCAGTACAAAGAGCGTCACATGTCAGATTTATGATGCTATTAGCAGTGAGATAAATATTTTTTGTTTCGTTTTGGATAATAATCACAAGACTTCCTCAATCTCAAAAGTGGACTGAAAAAGCCCATAATTCGTGTTTTCAACGTCGCTTAATTGTCGCATAACACCCATAAACCGACGGCGTAAGCTGTTATAAGTATCTGCTGAGTCATAAATAAAAACGACCTCTTTATTTATTCCGGATGACCGTAATATATCATAAATTGACTGATAACCTTCGATTTCTGACATGTGAGCTATGGTAAATTGCGCTGTTCTTAGAGTTGGCTTTACATCAAAAAATGAAGAGCCGTCCATCGCTTTTTTAACGATAGTGTTATCAATAACGCCCATCTTAACGCCAAAATCAAAATTATAGGTCGGCTCAAATCCAGGCCCAATAAACAACCGACCAAGCTGGACATAACCGTTTGTATTGGCTGTGTCTGCTATAAAAAAAGTCCAATACCTTCGCTCTACAGATGATGGAACCACATAAATAAAATCCTGCTTAACATTTAACAGGGTTTTTTCATATCCGAAATATTGGCGCGGAGTTCCTGGCGTTGGATCGTCCCAGTTTGTCGCGTAGCCAGCCTGAAAAACGTTAGGCTCAACTGCGATTGCTCCTGAGTCATACGCTATAACGGTGCGGGTTGAGTCTGTATATGCGACAAACTGTATCGTAGCTGCACTGCTAAAGTTATGATTAAAAATACCTATTACCCTAACTCCCCTACCTGCTCCTCCTAAATTTACATCAATTTTTGTATTGGCTGTGGTTGCGTTTGTTGACCGGGCAATAATGCCCTGTTGCCGCGATTGCAGATTAGTGACAGGGAAGCCAGAGAGCCACGAGCCGCCAGAAAGCGAAGCTAAGTCAGTAAGATTGTTAACTCCAAGCATCATATTACTCATCTACGCGCCCCATAAATTTAATGTTGCGGTATTATCGCTTAAATTGAGCGTGTAGCCAATAAGCGCCGTGTATGGCAATGCTGGCATGTCAAACCGCGAGTGATAAAGCATAATGCCGTCCATTAAATTATAATCAAATTCTTCAATTGGGATCGTCACATCGTAAATAAATGATGGTGAGCCATACATTAACGCGATTCTGTCTGCCTCATCTGATGCGTCTGTAGAGACAATAAACCTTGATGCTATTTCAAGGCTCCGCGCGTTAAGGTTTTGTGTCTTTACGGTAGCGTATGTTGCCACGCCGTTACGATATGGCTTTGATAAAAATGCCCGCCTAGCATCTGTTACTGCCCCGGCCAAATCGCTGGTTTGTACAGTCTCTATGTTTTTATAGTTGGCAGAAACCTTGTAGACTGGTATGTTTGTTACAGAGTAACGCATATCAATGTTTAAGATATTTGCTTCAAACAAATCAACGTATGACAAGATGTTATCGTATCCAACTACCCAATCAATCCTAAACTGGTTTATATTGTCATAGTAATAAAATGCGTTTATTGTTGCTGCTATTTCATCTAGCGCTTGTGAGATATTGCGATCATCATTTACATATAGGCCGCACTCTTGTAAATTATCAGTGTCCATAGCGGTAACATCAGATGCATAAACGGTAACCCCAGCATCAGCGGCAATGCTTTTCATGATCTGTCCGACTGTTCTTGCCGCCGCCGTCGCCCCATCGCTACAATCCATTGTAATCATTCCGGCTGGAGTTGCGCCCAGCCTTATTAAACCCTCTGCTAAGCATGTATCATAACTACCAGCCGCCGGGGCTGTGGCTTGCATTGCTGCGTTATTTGCCCTATCAGTGCCAAAAGTTAGCGCTATGCCTTGATCATAAACAGTTGTAATGACCGATAGAGCATTGCCACTATGCACCTGATAAATTAGTTTTGATGTGTTAACCTGTATTGGCTGTACGTTGTAAACAGTACCATAAACGCGTGGCTTTATTAGCCCCTTGATGTCGTCTGCTGTGCCGTCTATACCTGCTGGAAGTGCATTAGTGCCGCCGTATTTATCAGTTAGCAAAGGCTGTTGGAGGCTATACGACTTGTCCATTAGCTGGATTACAACCTGATCATACCCGATCTCAAACGATTGAGCTGTACCATAAAATACGGTTTTAAATGTTGATGGATATGCGCCTGTATTGTCACCATAGCGGATAATAATGTCACGATTACCAAACGACGCCACTTTCAAAAAATCCAGTATGCCGCCAGTATTGATTAGCGTAACCTCGCCGATCTGTAGCTGTGTTTGCCCGGCGACAAGTCCCTCTGAATAAATGCTTATACCGATTGATCCAGGATCAATAATGTATGGATAAAACTGCGTGTTAGCTGGCGTGTCTGCTGATTTAGTCGCAAATTGTCCTGTTGATAAATAAAGGACTTTAGCCGATGCTGTATTGAGATCAAAATAATTAGCCTCAATCGTGTAAATCATCATACAGCGATTCTCCTAATTGATCTCGTTTGCGCTTCGTTTGAGTCTATCAGCTTATCAGTTTTCTTTATCATCTCAGTATTGCCAGCTGCACGTTGCCTGTTAGCTATCTTCAATTCAGTCAAAATGTCATTGTAGATTTGCTTCATTTCCGTTTCGTTTTTGCGCGCGTCGAAAGCCGTCACTACTTTTTCGCCCTGGTGCAGTCTAGCCATATAATTATCGTATGGCACAAATCCAAGGCCGTTAGCATGACCCTTTAGGCTTGCAAACTGCTCAGCATAATAAGCGCCGTCGTGCGAATATGGCACACCTCGCGCCGAGGCTAAAAGATATTTCCTAAAATCGTCCATTAGAACTGATATTTTGCCAAGGTTTGCAAGGCTGGTATTAGGGTCAAACGTGCCAATCATAGCTTGCGCCCAATCTCCCCACGATTTTCCCCACGCCTGTGCGTCTGCCTCGCTTGCCCCTGAATCACGGGCAAGCCATTGCATTGCATTAACGTCTGATTTTCCGACAATAGAATTAAACGCTGTGTGCTGTTGCTGTGACAATGCCTCTGCATCTAAACGCGCCTGTTCTTCTCGGTAGAGCTTATCAGCCGCCGCTCTTTCTGCTGCTGATTGATCTTCTGCCGTTTTTGCCGAAGCATCAACAGCTATCCTGTCAGCCTCAAGCTTGTTCATTGCGACAAGCGCGCCAGTAACGCCTTTAACGGCATCTTCGACATATCCAACAGACACATCTACGCGGCCTATTGTGCCATCGAGATTTATTATTGATAAATCTACGCTGCCTATACCTGTTACCATAGCATTTAAAGCTTCCAACTGCTCTTCGGCATTTGTGGCAACATTGCCAGCTTTTTTTGCTCCTGTGTCGAGCGTTTGTATAACGCTGTTAAAGTCTGCTGCATAAGACTCGCTGCTTGCGTTATAGCCACGTGATGACTCTAAAAAGTCCTGTGATACGCCTTGTAACTTTTCAAGCGCTAGTCGGTATTCTTCTTTACCTTCCTTTGTTTTCCCTGGCCCGGACTTGATCACATCTTTTAGCGCGTCAAACTCGGCTTTGTTATTAAGATACTTTTGCTCAGGGGATTCGGTAGTTAAAGCGCTGTCTTTTAGAGATTCGCTGTAAGCATTTAGCGACTTAGCCAGCTGGTAAAACTTAGTAAACGTGCTTGTTAATAAATCAGCTGCCGCATTGTAGCTATCGTTTAACTTGTTAACGAGATCCCCGTAAGAATCGATAATCTTTTGCATGGGGACAAGGCTTGCGTCCATTGCTTCGTATTCGCGCTGCCTTTCGAGCGCGACTGCATTAACCTCATCTCCAGTAATTCGTAGCCATTGTATTTGCTGATCGTATTGCTGCTGCTGCGTTTGTGTTGCTGTTGATGATCCAGTTTCTATTGATGTGTAATACTGATCTGCTGCGCTGCTTAATTGCAACATAAGACTATAGCGTTCACGGTCAAGAGCATTATTTACATTCAGCGAGTCGATGACTTTGCGGTATTCCTCGCGCGTTCGTGGGAGCAACAAATAGACTTCTCTAAATGTTTCGTTTAGGCGATCTTGTAAGCGGCTTTGTTTCTCAGCGCTGCTAAAAAACTTGTCGTAAAAATCGTTGAATTGTTGTTGAAACTCTTCCAGTCCGCCTGCCGCTTGCACTAACGAATCACTTAGAGCAATCGCATTGCCAGCAATCTTGATACCTGATTGATTGAGCGCGTCTTTAACGACGGCAACCTCAGAGACAATTCGTATTGCCGTTTCCAGCATACCTTCGCCGAGCTTTTGGTATTGACCGATAATGTCTCCGAAAACCACTTCTGACATTGTGTCGAGCGTTGAGGATATAGCGGCATTAAGTTTTTTAGCAGCTTCCTCGCCTGACAGCCCGTGCAATTCGACCGTCATTGCCGGTATCATGTATTCTTTAACGCGCTTACCCACGTCTTTGCCTATTATGCTGCCTATGCTTGCGGCAACGTCACTCATCACATCGCCCATGTTTTTAAACACGTCGGTTAATGCTTCGCGCGTGCCTTCGTCCAATGCGCTGATGGCTTGGCTGTAGGTTGTTTTTGATGAAAACCAGCTTTTCTTCTTTGTCTCAATAGTTGAATATTGATAACCTCCGGCATCCTCACCGATCCGGTTACCGCCGAAAGTTATGCCGCTACCCACTACGCTTTTGGTCGTGGTTCCGAACAGGCCCTTCAAAATAAAATTAGAGATAGGATCAAGACGACCAATGCCGCTACCCATCTGGATAGCACCGCCTATTCCGCTCATCTTTTCGGACGTGTCGATATTAGCCAGCTTTAACCCCCCAGCCTGGAACAATCGCGTAACTGTATTGGTTATGCCATCGGCAAGCTTGCTAACTCCGCTATTAATTCCGCGTAACTCAGCGTATTCTTCGGCATGGATTGATTTAAGCAGGTCGTGAGTTGCGTTAATAGAGTTTGATGTCGCTTCTTTATCACCAAGCACAGTCCCAGTTCCAGTCGTGCCTTTCGGCGCCGCCGCCCCACCGCCGCTACCACCCCAACTAAATGCACCGCCACCACCAGCCGCTACGATACCAGAGACTAACGCGCCCATTGCTGCTATCCGTGCAAAAGCCGTGTATGGGTCGCCTTGTCCTTGTGTAAGCATCGCTGTGGCTGCTTTTGCAGCAAGGCCAGCTATGGCTATAATATTAAAGGCTTTTGCTTCATTCGAGTTTTCATCATACATAGCCGCAACAGCGCCAGCCATTGTGCTAACACCGTCGATATAGTTGCCTATGGTTTGCTGTTGCAAATTAGCTAACTGTTTTTCTCCGGCTTCACGCGCTTTTGTGTAGTTTTCCCATTCCTTTTTTGCATTTGAGTCGATCAAATTAGGCTTGTGCTCCTCAATATCTGCAAGCTTTTTTGTTAGCGCTGTAAACTCATCGCTACTCTGCTTAATCGAGTCAACCATTGCATCCATAGCGCCTGTTAACTGATTGATACCGCCCAATGAAGTACTAAACACATCACTAGTGGTGGCCGATAACCGCTCCATGGACGATGATGTGTCATCAACCTCGTCTGCATAGGCTTGAAGAGCCGCGCTATTGTCTGCAATCAGCTTTTGGTTAGCCTCGGCTGCCGTGTTTGTGTCAAATTGCTTTAATAGCGGCTCTTGGTCTTTACCTTTTATACCAGCCAAATCTAGCTGTGTGCGGTAGTAGTCACGCGCTGATAATGTAAGACGATTGTATTCGTCTGTTAGTTGTTTAAGCTCTGTCTTTTTTGATTCGTTTAGTGTTTTGGTTAGTTCATTGTTATCTATTTCAGCTTGCATCTGCAATAGATGTAACTTTTTTTCTTGTGTTAGCCTGCTAAGTGATCCAGCCTCTAAATCATATTCAAGAGCCGCTTGTTTATTGTCAGTTAATTTTGATAATGCCAGTTGTTTCCTTAGCGATTCTTCAAGGTTTTGATAAGCGCTTGCTAATTGTTCAGCGGCTTTTTGCTCTTCGCTCATTCCAGTAGCGATTTCTTTTGACGCTGCTTTATGCGCCTTGGCAGCCTTTGTGTGGGTTCCGGATGTAGCTTCTATCTCTTTCCTGATTGACTCAGACTCTTTTTTGCTTGATCCCCAAGCGCCACTTGCACCGCCATCCTCCCATGACCCGCTTGCGCCTGATCCGGTTGCGTCCTGTAGTCTTGCGCTCGGTAGACTAAACCCAAAGCCGCCGCCTTTACTATCGCCGAAAATAGCATCTTTTACAGCCTTTAATTCGCGCAAGTCTTGAGCAACACCAGATATAGCGCCAGATATGGCATTAAGAACTGGCGTTATAACGTCAGATACAGGAGATTCAATAACGGAAGCAAGGTTTGTCCATGCGTTGCTTATATCTGCGTATTGAGCAGTTAATGTTTGCCCTGCCGCCTCTGCTGCCCCTTGGTATTGCTGGAGTGATTCAACCATGATGCGCCCGAACAAATCTGACGTAACTTTACCTTCTGAAACTACGCCTTTAAATGCACCAATCGCAGTCTTGCCAGTATAACCAGCCGCATTGGCAATGTTATTCAATAGCCCAGGTATCGGCTCAGTAACTTGCTTTATTTCTTCCCATTGCACAACACCCATGCTAAGCGCTTGATTTAAGCCTAGAGCAGACTGCTTTAGCGCTTCTGTAGTGGCTCCGGTTTTTGATTGAGCATTGCTCATGCCTTCCAGAATGGCTAAAGATTGTTGGCGCACGATGACGCCAGTCTTTTCGATAGACAATAGCCCGGCATAGGCTTCTGATAACGTGATGATGTTTTTGTGATGCTGCTCTGATATGCGGGATAAGTCTGCCTGAACAGAGACATAATCGCTTGCTGATTTTGTTAGACCTTTGAGCCTAATGTCCATATTTTGGACTTGCTCAATTGTGCGTAACATGTCACGTGATAGCGCCGCAAATGATACTCCGGCAAGCGCAACACCAAGAGATCGAAAAGCCGCCCCCATTACATCAGTGCTTCTCGCTGTGCGCCGTCCCTGCCCCTCAAGATTTCGCAAGTCGCGCTCTGCATTGCGAGCTTCTAAACTATCAATTCTGATTGCTAGACTTGCGATATCTTCAGCCATGTTTTTTACTCTTGTTTGATTTGTGGTAATGCTCAATAAAGCAGCCATCCAGCCGCTTTATTATTTCAACTTCGCCAGGTAATAAATTGACTCTCATCAACTCACACCAGGCTTTTATTTCTGTAAAGCTGATACTTGCCAATCCCATTCCTGATTGCCTCGTATTGTGCAATTCTAAAAACCACTGCCACAAATAAATAAGCTCATCTGGGCATGTGATTTCTAATTTTGGATGCTTCCTGCCTGTTTGCCGTTCAATTGCTAAAAGATGCGTTCTTAATGGCGATCCATCGCCTTGTTGTTCCGAGAGTTCAAATTCGTTTTGAGCAAAATCAATTAAGTCTTCGATTTGCTCTTCACGAAGTTTCCCAATTCGTCCGATTCTTTTACAATCTGAGCCCTGATTTCAGGGTTTATTGTGCAGAGCTTTACAGCGTTTTCATTGTTGCATGGCTGCGCAATGCCACGCCATGACTTAACCCTGATGGCTGCGTTTTCGATACTAAATTGTTCTTCTTCCTCAATCGTGCGGATAGGTGAGTCTTTGCCCTTTTTTGCTTGCATTGCCTGGCGTTGCCGAATTGAGTTTATTGATTTACGTACCCATGACTTAACAATGTCAGAGTTTGACGAGTAGACAGTTATAAAAATACCATTCGGCATTCCTGATGCTTCGCTGACATATTCAAATTCAAACCCTTCGTCGCTTGTTAAATCTAAATCAGTTAAATTGATCATGTTGTGTTGCCTATTGTTATATTAAAAAAAGCGGGTATAGAGCTACTACACCCGACGCTAGATAGCAGGTTTATGCCAGAGAGTCTTGGATAGATATGATCGTATGATCACGGGCTGTGGTTGCGCTACCTGATGCGTAAATTTGGGCGGTAAAGGGGATGGTCTGCACAATGCCTTTTTCGCCGTCATCTTTTGTGTCGCCAGAAAATTTACAACCCTGTATGTTAAATGACATAAAGTGCGCGTTTGCGGTATCAGCAGCCGCACAAACCATCACTATCCCAAACTGCGTTGCGGCGTCATACAGCGTGCTAAAGTCACTATCCTGGAAAAATGCAGTGACCTGACCGGATACCTGAATCCTGCCGCGCTGGATATCTGGTGACACGTTAGAGCCTACAACAGCGCCCATGTTTGCAGCACCACAATCAATTTTGATTGATGCTCCGGTGACGTTGCCAACAACTTTCCCACTCATCATCAATACGCCGTTAACAGCAGTCAAGATGTTTGATGTGGTTTCTGCTGTTGCGCCCGTGTGGACTTGTGAGCCTGATGTTACTTTGTCAAGACCAACAAAAGCAAAAGACATAGTGACATTTCCGTCCGATGGTAAGCCAATATCAACACTAGATACCATTAAATCGTTGTACAAATCAGAAACAGAGATATCGTTAAACCATTCTTCGGCTTGCCAGTACTCAACGGTCTGTGATGAATCAGCCGCAATTGATTTTTTGCCCTGTACTGTGATTGTACAGCCAGAGATAGGCCCCTCAGGCACAAGAGCCGTGCCATTAACTGGATATACGCTCATTGATGTATCTGACGCAATAGCAGTAATCAGCACGTTTGTGTTAATGTTAGCCGCATTTAATGCGCCGGCAGAAAATCGCACCACATCACCAATTTTGAATCCGCCAGTCAGTAGGGTACCGGATGTGACAGTTATTGTGTGCACACCTAAGCCGCTCGCCGCGCCAATGGTGATTGACTTGCCGGTTTGTGCAGCTGTTGCGGTAAATGGTTTACGCAACAAGGAAGCCATTAAATCATTGTATGTTCCGGGAGATAACACGCCTGACAAATTGCCTGTAGTGCTGCGTAAGCCGTGAGTAATACCGGATGATTGTTGATGGGAAGCGATTTCTTTATTCTCAAAAGTCGCTTTTTGCAGGTTAAAAGACGCGGTTTCACGGCGCATTTTTTGCGGGGTTGCTGAGCCGACTACGCCTAGCCCGGTTTGTTTTCTTAAGGAAACTACTTTGTTAATGCCTTGAGCAATAGCCATGATGCCACCTATATAATTTTGAAATTACAAGGTGGCTTTTGAAGGCGTTACGAATGTGCGGCCTTGTGCGAGCTTGTTTTAAAAAAGTTTAAATTTGTTCTTTGGCTTCGTTAAGCCACTTTTCCCACGCTGATAACATCCCCTTTGCGAGTCGTATCAGCGTCTCATGCAAAATAATTGTGCGCTTATTCATAAGCCTATATTAGCATAAAAACGTATTTTAACAGGTCTTATAAATCTATCCCCATCCGTGTATGCTGGTGATATATGCGGCGTGCGATTTACTGTCACAATTGTGCTGTTTTTTGTGAACGATGTGCCGCGTTTAAAAGTTGACCTGATCAACTCAAACCGCGCGTCTGTCGCTGCTGGACCAGAAAGCATAGGATAACATAAATCGACCTGTAATAGCCCAAGTTCTTGATAATGCTCTCCGTATTCCTGATTGTTTGGCTCGCCGAATATCAGATACGCGCGTTGATATGGAGTGCCGTTTGTTGGCGTAAACTCTACGTTTTCCCACGCTGTCGCTAGCGCTGGAGTCATGTTGTTTAAAGCCGTCTCTAACGCTGCCCTAATATCAACTATCATCGTATTTCAGCCGCTCGTCTGCGTACATGATCTTCAAACTGCATAATAGCTTGGCTAACAACCCCTTGCGGAGCCTGATGCCAGCTTCTTCCATTCTCAAGAGCGATTGAATATTCCAAGTTATTAACAAGCCAATGTATTTTCCCGCCAGCTTGCTCTGGCACTGTCGATCTAATACGCGCCATGCTAACGTTTGCAGTAGTGTCGTAAATCTCTAGCGGCATTGATCCTACTCCATGTTGCCAATTTGCCCTAAACCGACCGCCAACATAACCTGGCGGAGGTGGGCTGCGCCAATATATTGCATCTCCGACCGGGCTAATCTCAACGACGCGGGAGCAAATGTCTAAAATAACCGCCTTTACGAGACGATTTATATTGCCATTAGCTCGACGCACAAACCGAGACATATCAATTTCAAAGCTTCCGGCCATTATTGCACTCCTCTCACATTACAGACAAACATTACATTAGTTCCAGCCGGATCAAGTGTTTTAACGTTAGTTACCGTGTACGTATTACTACCTAGAGTAACCGTGTCGTTAACCTCAATATCATCAATTCCAATTTGCGACAATAGCAATTTTTTATCGCCCTGTAATACCAGAGTACCGTTTATGTCACTATCCCCATAGTCAAATATTGCCCCTGTTCCTGTTTGCGTCGTTGTGGTTATGGTTACGCTGCCCAACGCAGGATCATAAGCGCCTGATGTTTTGCGCGTGATAGTAACCGACTGACCAAACTCCGATAGCATCGAGTTCGCTGTCTGCTGCATATCACTATAAAAGCTCATGCTCTAACCAGTCCCATTGTTACACCGCTTGAGCTACAGGATAAATAAGGCTTTAACATGGCATCGATTGCCGGGTAAGTTTTTGTCTGCTTAGTGTGCGGATTGTATTCAATTTCAATCGTGTCGACCTTTTTTCGTGTAACCTGCTCTGCATAATCGCTCAATAATTCACCACCAGCCGCCTTGAATGCCAAATCCGCAAAAGCCTGCTTAACAGGCGTTGGGATAACACTGCTATCTATAGCATACTCATTATATCCATCCGACAATATAACGTTTTGGCGAGGCCAGTCTAGCGCTTGAGCGCTTGACACAAGATAACCTTGCCAGCGATTACGGTATTTCTGGATAAAATAATCCGACGCGCGTCGTAGGGCTTCTTCGGATTCTGCTGTTGATAATAGACTGACATTTGTATTACCGCGCCCTAAATGATGCGCCAAGAAATAATCCACACTGATAAGACTTTCTGCGGTAGATAATCCTGTGCCGTCCTCAACTATTAAACTCATTATTGCACTCCTGTTAGCGGGTATTCCTGCATTATACCAGATAGCGGGTAAGATTCTCTAAGTCCTGATAAAGGATAATGACTGTGTTCTTCTTTGGTTGTTACCAAAGTATCATTGCTATTGGTGTATGCAATAAATCCTATTATTGTCGTGTGTCCAGCCGAGGATAGGCTATCGTTATCATTAGATTTTAATAGCGCACCTATAATATCAGTAGTTCCTGATGCTGCAATCCTATCTGTTGACTCTGTATATAGAGATGATCCAATAACCGCTTGCGTTCCAGCTGCTAACAAAGCATCGTTATTATTTGTTATTGATAGCGTACCGGATACAACACCGCCAATGCTGCCTGATGCCGAAATTGAATCATCAGCATTAATAGAGATTACTGATCCAACTACAGTTAATGATCCATTTGCGGAAATCGTATCATTAATGTTTGTTTTTGATAGGCTTCCTACAATTACAGTAAACCCTGACGATACTAAGCCATCATTTGCGTTTGTTGTTGATAGTATGCCAAATACAGCGCTGCCTACCGATCCTGAAGCCACTAAGCTATCATTAGCATTTTGCTCTGATAGAGAGCCTGTAATTGTAGTAGTGCCAAATGATGATAATACATCACTGCTATTTGCAGCTGACAATGCGCCAATTATGCTGATATTGCCGCTTGCCGTGATCTGATCATTTGCATTTGTTATGCTGGCGCTGCCATAAATACCGTTATCAGCTGTTCCTGATGCTGCTAATGCATCACTTATATTAGCGCTAGATAGCGAGCCTATAACAGTGGTGGTTCCAGATGCGGAAATACCATCATTAGCGTTTGTTATTGATAACGACCCAATGACACTTGATGACCCGCTTGCTACTAATGTATCATTGATGTTTGTTCTTGATAATGTCCCTATTATTGTCGTTGTTCCACTCGCGACTATAGAGTCATTGATATTTACACGAGACAACGAGCCTGTTATTGTCGTGGTTCCGCTCGCTGCTATAGAGTCACTAGTATTTGTCTCTGCAAGAGACCCGATGATTATGGCTGTACCAGAGGCCGATATTGAGTCGTTTACGTTTGTTTTTGCTAATGATCCAACTACAGTTACATTGCCTGATGCTACTAATGTATCATTGCTGTTAGTAGTTGCTAATGATCCTAATATAGCCGCCTGATTAAAAAATGCATAATTTGATAAACCACTATTAAATAGTTGCCAAGGATTATCTTTTAACTGGAGTACATAATCTGACTTATCACCTTGCCATATTGCCGTATAAATAACACTGCCATTAAGCCCAAATGATGCCGTAAATGCCCCTGGGCTTGCTATTCTTAAGCCGCTACCGGCATATTGAGAAAGTGTTGAATTAGAGCCTGCGCCTATTAATATACCATCAATCCACAAGCGGACATTGAACGTCGAGCTACCAGAAAACACGACGAGAATGTCATGATAGCCAACAGTTGGAGAGCCTCCGTATACCAGCGATCCTGAAGCGCCAGTCGTATCAAAGCCTTCAGTCAGCCATACTCCAGATGCAGTGGTAGCTATAGTAAAAGCTTTATTTGCAGCGCCGGCATCAAAATCAGCGGCAATATATTGATCTATCCCGACCGTGTCGAGATAAACACGCATAGCTATAGACCAAGGCTTTGTTTGGTCTAATATTGACCCAATTCCACCGCTTGCGCCTATATTGATGTCACCATTAGCGCTAGCGCTCAACCATTGTTTGCCATCCTTGCCAATCATGCTGGTTATGGCGGAGCCAAACGACAAGCGCTTATTTGTTATAGCGTCAAAATCAGATTGAGCGTAGATTAAAGATTTTAATCCATAGCCTATGTCTGTTTTGCTGACAGATACACGGGTATCATTAGTTGATGGTTGCCGCTGTAATGGTTTTTTGCCAATCTTAGCAAACGACATTATTACTGGCCTTGGTAGTAGACTGGGACTATATCAAACCTAAAATTACTATCTGTAGCGTTTACAGCTGCTCCGCTGGCGTTATATCCGACAATGGACATATAGCGTTTGTCAGATTCAAATATGCCAGACGCGACACATTTTTCCGATGCTGCTGCGTTTTCGCTGACTACAAATCCTATCATTTGCAGATTGCGTCTCATATCAATATCACCTAAAGCGGCATCTGTAGCGCCTACATCACCATCAATTTGTGTTGAGTCGCCATCAGGAGCGCAAGCGATATATAGCTCTAATCCTAATCCCTGGGTTGGAGTAGCCTGGAATTGCACTTCGCATGACCATGCATAAGTATATGGACGCGGAGCCGCTCCCCAGTCTATTTGGGCAGACACACGGCCAGCCCCATTGCCTACGCCTTCCATTGAAAAAGCGGTTGCCGCCCCAGCTTCGCCATTGACTAGCTTAGACGTGCCTTTGCGCATGTATATTTCGTTAGCCATGACTTATTTGCCTATGGTAGATTTAAAGCCGCTGCCACGTCCTGCATTGATACTGTGCCAGAATAGTTAAGTTTCAATGCTGTAACTGTGCCAGTATTTGCAGTATTACCGCCCATCATTACTTCAAATATGGTAGCGTTCTTTGTTGCTGCCAATAACACAGCTTCACCATTACTTTCCGCTGTCGCATTGCCCCAAATATCGGTCACCCACTTGCGCACTTTGTTTTTAGTAAAGTCGCGAGGATATGCGAGGAAAATCCGCCATGAATCACGCTTTCCAGCTACAAGACTATCATACGTTGAGTAATTAGGAGCGCCGTCAGATTCTTGAGGAGGTTGATTGCTGATCCAGGCCAATTGAGCTGGATTGATTGCACTATTGAGCTTTATTGTTAACTCCGTATCATTGCGCGCTGTTCTTAAAGCTACGATTTCAGCATCTACGCTAGTTAAAATAGATGTTTTTAAAGTTGCTAGTTGTGCGTCTGTTAGTGCCATTGTTTATATTCCAGGTATTAGTGACATTATAACGATCCTTTTTCTTTAATTGGCTGTTTTGCTGGCTTTGGTTTATCAGGTTTAGACTGAGTGCTTACAGATACTTCACCGGCCTTTTTAAATAAAAAATTAAATGAGTCCTTATCAATTGCACAGCCTGACAAAGCCATAGCTATAACTAATATCTTAATCATTATGCGTTTCCTTCAGTTAACACAAACGACGTAATGCTGACTGGCTGTGTTGCGACAATTGATACTGTAGTTAAGTTTAAATCGCTTCCAGACGTTCCAACATCACCGTCAAGCACGTGTGTTATGCCATTTGATGCATAAATCCTAAACCATGTTGCGGTTCCTGTAGCGTTTGCGCCAGAGTCCTGAGTGATTGCATTGGCTGTTAATACTCCGCCTGATGCCGCCGCTGCAAAAGCCGAGGCATTACCCGTTAATTGAGCCAATAATGTAGTCGGAGCCCCGCCTGTTGCCGGGCGTGTTCCGTCGTAGATATTTATTAAACATGACGTGCCAGCTAACGTGCTGATAGCGTCCATTCTTGTATTTCGTAGTGCAGATGCGTATGCGATTGCCATTTGATTTTATCCAGTATGATATAAAAAAGAGCGGCTATTACGCCGCTCAATATTTTATTAGCCCAACAATAACGCTGTATGCTCAGGCTTGATGTTTTTAACACCCCAGGCTAAAGCAACCTCATATCTAACCATTCTGTTGCCAGGATAGATTGATACCTCAAAGGTTAGGCCTGTGCGTGGGTCTGTGACAGGGAAGAAATCAAGAGCCAAATCGCCTTCTTGTGGGCGTTCAGGCTGGCGTGTTGCCAGGATGATAGCATTGCGGTTAAACACCATATTGCGTGCGGCTGTTGCGATAACGGTAATGGCACGAGTGGCCACACCTTGAGCTTTGCGCAAGCCTGGAGCCGCCAATGTAATGCTGTCACCAGAGGCAGGGTTGGAACCTGCAAAGGATACGGCTGCAATAACATATTTGTTAGTATCATTAGCAAAAGTGATCACGTCGCCAGCTGCTACCACCCCGGTTCCGGCTGTTGCCAATGGTATCACGGTTTGACCGACTGTAAACGCAGCGCTTGTTGATGTCGCGTTTGCCATTGTTCCGGCTGTTGGCGTTTTGATCTGTGCGGATTCGCGGATGTCCAAGCCAGTTATCGACTGCAATACACCCTGTCTTAACAGGCTACCATCAAATTGCACGTTTGCCCCGGCTTGCATGCCTTTTAGTTTTGCGCCTGCTGCTGTGTTAATAACAAGCTGATTGTTAAACTCGCCAGCGCCGTTATCCAACAGGATGCGTAAAGATTCTGAAGCGTCGGTAAAGTCGCCAGCTGTTCCGAAAGGAGTTGTCGTTGGTGTGCCATACGCGCGGGATGTGGTCGCGTACAGATTGCACAAGTCAGTTTCGACTTCGTTAACCAATGCACGCATAGCTTGGGCGATTTGATTAACCTGGACTGACATATAGCCAGCGCCGGTATTTAAACGCGCTTGTTCATTGCCATTCCATGAGAAAGGCATGCCACGCGATTTGTTGATGACAATAGACGTGTTACCAATTGTTTGATCTGCTGCCGCTGGGATTGACATAGCAGGAGCAATATCAAATCCCGCTGAGTTGGCGGGTGCAATATGTACATAGGTTGTTTGATTTACTGCGGCGCGGTTAACGCTTGCATCCATAGATACAGCAGGGATCATGCCTGTTAATTCGCGCGATACAACGTCAACTGCAAGGTAAGCATCCGCTTCCAGGTTTGTAAATGTGTTAGACATTTTGTGAGCCTATAATTAAGTTAAAATTAGTTAGTTAATCATAGGCCCAGCCAAACGATTATAGTTTTTATCCCCCTGGGATGTTTATTCTGTTACTTCGCCGCCGCCTTTTCTAAAATCTATTTTCTGTTGTGGCGGTAGCGCTCTAAATTCTGTGCGCGTTATCGTTTTAGCTGATTGTCCTTGTCCTGATCCGCCTTTAGCGCCTCCGCCTGCGTTCAATCGTGCTTCGGTAAAGTGCTTCCCTTCGTCCGACCCTGCCCACTCGCTTATAAAGTCTTTTATGCTTTTGTCGCCAATCAGCGCCGAGCGTGTATCGCCATCAATCTTGATTGTGGCCTGATCTTTAAACATTGCTTTAACTGCTTTGCTAAATTCAGGCAATATGCGAGCGTTTGTTAGAGCGTCGTTAATGCCGTTATCGACTAACAGCGATTGCACAGCTTTTGATTCTGATTCATAAGATTTTTTCAGCTTTTCTATCTCGGAATCTTTTGCTTTCAAGGCTTTCTGAGCTTCATTAAACTTTTCGCTTAATGCGTCGTATTCGTCACGTATTTTCGCGTAGTCATCAGGACTAATCTCAGCTTTTTTACGAGCTTCTTTTACCTCTTTCAACAGCTCGTCACGCTTTTTAATAAGCCCGCTTGTTGCTTCTTCGACTGCTGCTTTTATTGCGTCTTGCACCTCAGGTGCACTTAAGTCAATGCTCATGTAATCCCCTGGATTTTAATTAGTCTATATACTACGTAATTGTTTTAGTGTCAAAGGATTTCCTTTATTATTCACCAAATCAGATAAGGTTATTTTACCACTTCTCCACAAATCAGCGCGTCCTTTCCCTAACATTTCATCCTGCTCAGCTTTTGTCTTGCGCCCTAAAAAGTCCCCGAACGTTGTTTTTGCTGATATTTGACCGTATTCGCTAGCCCGCGTACGGTTTTCATCTTCGCCAAAAAATGAATCCGTCATTATTGGAGTCAGTACGCTTCTGCAATTAAAATGCCTTGGAGGCCCTCCGTTGAATGGGAGTGTAGTTCCGTTTATTGGATTGCCTTTTAAATCCCACTCGGAGCCGCTATAGGCCATACAGATATCGGACGTGTGGCTATCTAGTGTTGATAGTTGATGTACACCATCTACCACATCATCATTAGCTTGGAATGTTGCCATTCTGGCATCATTAGCAACAGCCTGTACGCTTGTCTGTACCAATGCTGCCGCATTGCGCTCTGGTATTTGCAATTCATTTTTAACGCGCTTTATTATTTCCGAGTTTGTCTCAGCGTTTACAATGCCTTGTCTTACTTGTGCGCTAAATCTAAAGGACACATCGTCTGCCTGTTTAGACCACCACTCGCTAGACGGTGATCCCATGATCAAAACATCAGAGACAACGGACTTTAAGACATTTCCAGTTGGGAGTGTTGCAGACAAGCTTATATATGCCGCCGTCTTTGATGCGGTATGTTCAGCCACCCCGGTTAAAGTTTCATTTAATCCGCTTTCGATCTGCTGATAGTAGTCTTTTATTACCCTGTCAGCTTCTTTTAAAAGTTTTTCTATTCGCGCCTTGCTGAGTTTATCAATACTCTCGTCCATAAACTTAGCAGACAATTCCGATTGCATTTTCTTCAAAAGATTAAGCGCTTTTTTTTGCTCGCCAGCTGAAAGCCGAAAAAGCAACAGGCTATCAGTTATGATTTTGTCAGCGAGTGTTTGCATTAACGCAATTTATTAAGCAGTTGAGTTTGGTTTGTCTGAATTCTCAAAAGCTGCTGCCTGACCTGAAAAGAGTCCTGCCTTGCGTTCATGCGATCGTTGAATTCTTGGCGGTCTTTATCTAGATTATCAACAATTTCTTGTAGCTTTTTTGAGTTATCATCAGGATTTGTTGCGTCTTTAGGATCATAGCTTATGTACGCCGGGTACACTGGTTGCGTGTATTGTGCGGGCTTGTGTGCGCAAGCTGTCATTGTTAAAGCGAGTGCAATTATCATAATCTTCATATTATAACCTATTAATTATAAATTTAATAAAAGTAAATTATACTATAGTTATGACTGGAGTGCTATCAATTTTCGCTTGCTCTTCTTCAAATTCAACATTATCTGGGTAAATTTCACCGCGTTTCAAATTTAAGAAAAGCGTTTCCTGACTGATTGCTCCTGATTGCCATGAGCCGACAAGAGCAGTCAACTCCTGGCCAGTGATTACTTTTCCCAAAAATTCTTTGTTCATCTCTATCGACACATCTCCGCCACCGCCGGCCCATTGCTCCATAACTGATAAAGCCCAAGACAAGCCGCTGGATATATTTCTTGAGATCCCGGAAAGTATGCTGTTTTCTCCGCTTCGGTGTATTGCCGCCGTATCCGCTGCCTCAATGCCTTTTTTATCTGATGAAAGCATACGCGCTCCGAGTACAGCCATCATTTGTTCTTTGCTGCGCAAGTTGTTTTCAAGAGCTGTTAAGCCTTGTCCGGTAAACTCTAAAAATGATGCCTTTGATTGTGGGTCACTAAAGACCCATGCTGCCGGTGAGCCGATGTAAAGCTTTTCATCTGCGTCCTGTTTTGTGTATCCTGATATTACAGCTGTTGGTAAGCCTGTGTAGTGGCAGCCGTGCTCATAATCTGCGGTAACGTTATAGTGAGACAAGTTGGTAAATACCAAATCCTCCAGCGGAGGCGACTCAACATCTATCCCGACACAATCAGCGCCAATGCAAACAAACGGTATGTAGTCAAAAAACTGACCGTTTATGACCGGGTATGATTCAGACAGCAAAACATCCTGGTCTTTGTCATCGATCATAAAAAGCCGCTGACGATATACGCCATTGATCATATCAAGGACTTTGTAGCGTGGTTCTGATACGGTTTTAAATTCATTTTCCTGGATTTCCTCAGATTCCAGCAATACGACAAGCGATAGCTGATTTATTCCGTTTATTACAGATTTGCGCCAATTTATGATTGATTTTGCATCATATTCTTTTAGATATGGCCTAAGGTTTAACTTTGCTACCTCAGCCTCGGTCATGCCCTCAGTAGATTGCATGGCCCTATCAACCAATACGCCAACCCTGCCAACTTCTAAGGCATCCTCGCTCAAGTCATAAGCAAAATCGTACAGTGACTGCCCGTCGAGTGTTATGTCATCGATCATGCTGTCCATGATCGACGATGAATTGATTACCGGCTGTTTGCGAAACAAGAGGCCTTGAAGCCCTGCTATCGTGCGCCAAGTTGCATTATAAAATAACGCACGACATTTCCTGGCTTTGTAATCGTCGTCTTTTTCTTCCTTTAGCTTAGGCAGGTAACGAGTTCCTTTAGCGTGGATGGCCGCTTGACCATCTGCCACGTCCTCACATGTGACCCAACGCTCGATCATTTTGTCATAGTCTGGATGATGCGTGTTTACTGTTGCCATTATATGCCCACTATGTTGAGTCGTTGCATTGGTTTGATAATCGGAAATTCGTATGCTATTGGATAGCCGAATGAATCATTTTGATGATCAAATCCGCTTTTTTTGTCCGGCTCTCCATTTGCATCATACGCTTGCTGTTCAAGATTTTTCGCTATTGTAGGACAAGTCTTATCGTTTACAAACAATTGCATCAATTCAAACTGTTTGTTCACAGATAAAATTCTGTCTTTAACAAATGGATTTGTGCTTTTTGCTCTTACATCGAATCCAGATTGGCGCAAAATAGCAATATCAGAACTGCTGGCATCCACTGACTTACGGCTTTTGCCGCTTGCATCAGGATAGACAATGATTCTATTTCCATGATATTTCTCTTTTATGATCCGCGCCATATCTGGTGTGTCAAATATATCTTTTAACTCGGCTACCGCGTGCCATCCATTTTCGCGTTTAACGAATATCGAAGCTGCCATATTTCCTACGTTAAAGTCCATGCCGATAAATAGCGGCTCATTGCCTTGTATTGTCTCTGTTGATCTGTGCGTATCGCGATTATAGCACCTATAAATCGTGCCTGTTGTCAGATTGCAAAACTGACCGTCGATATAGGCATTAATCAATTCAGCTGGGTAGGTATCAATCAATGACTGAATATAATCAGAAGGTAAATTGGCCTCATTGTCTCGTGTGCTTGCCTGGATTAGGCCATACGAATCTTTAAGTGCTGGATTTTTAGCAACTTCCTCAACAAATAGTCGGTGCGTTTCTTTGAAACCTTCCGGCGTGGTTGTAACGTCTGCGCCATTGATTGCATTTTGCCATCGTAAGCGAGCTATGATTTTGCGCCATGCCTGTTTTGCTTTATCGACTGGCAACACATCAAACTCATCAATAAACGCATAGCCGATTTTAAAGCCAATAATGTTCCCAGGGTTATCCATTGACCGGCAAATCGTAGTTCCACGATATTTCCTGCCCGAATAAAAATGCACCTCCTTGTTTCCTTCTCTGACTTCACATCGCATATCAATCGTATCTGCGACTTCTTCTATTGTCGGGTAAAAAATATCTCTGATATGCGAATATGTTGGCGCAAAGTAGCCTTGGTTTTGACTTGGGTATTGCCAAAATCGGGCGCACATAGCTGTAGACCCCACCCATGTCTTTCCGCCACCAAATCCAGCTACATAAGCCCGGAATTTGTGTGGCATCTGGATAAAATTATTCTGCGGGATGTTTAGTTCTGGCATCTACGACGGTAAAGACTATCTGCTTCGGCTCAGGGTTTTCATTGCTATTTGCAGCATCTTCTTTGAATAGTCCAAGATATTTACAAAGTTTTTCAAGTCCTGCGTTTTTATCCGCTAATTTGTATTTTAAAACTTGACCCAATCCTGAATCAGAATTCCCGACTGTTACAACATCTAAGCCGCATATTGCTCCTGACGTATTTTCGTCAAGTTCATTTATATTTTTTGGGATGCCATCATTCTCAAACAAATTTCTAACATCAAAAAAAGCAATTTTTGCAATCTCTTTCAAAACTCTATCAGCTGATATTTCTAGTTTTTCAGCGCGTTTTTGTTGCTGTTCTTTAATAAATGCTTGAATGTTAGGATTTGCTAATAGTGTACATCCAGACGTTCTTGATGTTTTTGCTGAATATCCAGCCCTAATTGCTGCTTGTGACGCATTAAAATCCACTAGATATTCTTGCGCAAATACTTTTTGTTTTGTCGTTAAAGACATTATTTATTCTTGCGCTTCTTACGAGCGTTCATATCAAAAACCTTTGTCCAAATGCCGTCCAAAACGTACGCCTGGACGGCCCCAGGATCGCCATTATTTGCTGTTGAGTGTGGTGCGTCGTCCCAGTCTGTGCCATCGACGTTATAGATAATCCACTGCTTAGTTAGTTTAAACTCAGATGCAAGGCCGTTTTTGTCAACCTGAGTCAATACATCTGCATCCGCTGGGATTGTCTGTAATAATGCTATTAAATCGCTTGTTTTCATCTTTTCCATTCATGAATTTATATAAATAAAACAAGCTACCACAATTATTCTATTTATGCAACCATTCATCAAACTCTAACATCTTTTCACGGCTGATATAAAACTTGAAAGCTATCGAAGCATTATAGCCCGCTTCCACGCCAGTTTCTATCTTGAAAGCATAACCTGGCGCGTTTTCGAATATCCATTGCGAAATCTCAATCATCTTTTTTTACTGGATCATCGAAGCTGTCATTAGGCTTTACGCGGTAAGTACATTCATCGTAAAAGCTTGGGTTAGCTGGACAATCAACCCACTGCCAATTATTAAGCCGAATCTGGATAGTTTCGCCATCTGCCCATTGTTTTATTATGTCTCTATGTTTTCTCATTACTATTCTCCTCTTCCATCATTTCAATAATATATGGCATTATTTCGTTTTTAAGCCAGTATTTCTTTGACGTTGTGCTCCGTTTTTGTTGTAATCGCCCATCATTGCCAAGACTGTGCGTAGCCTTAGGTATATGGCCTTTCTTTATCAGAGAGTGAACACAGGTATTGTTTTTAAAGCCAAAAATCTCTTTTAGATCGCTTGATGAAAGCATACTATCCTCTCTCAAGTATTTAAGATATTCGTGGTTTATTGCCTTGAATCTATCTTTCATTTAAGCCTCTATAATTTTTTTATTAGCTTCTCTCAACGCTTTTTTGGTCTTTATTGACATTGGCCTATAGTCGTTATAGCTCACAAGTAATTATTGTGCAGTTTTCAACTTGCTCAAGCTTGTTTCCTGGCTCAGCGTTGTCATATATACAACCTATGCAATGCGCTTTTATTGCTGCTCGTGGGGATTTGTATTTCATTAATGAGTCCTCTTAGCTGAGATGATGATTAGCTTGGCTTTATCATCGCCTATTTGGTGCTTGATCTGTTTACAGCAATCCTTGGCATTAACTCCCTTAACTATAAACATCATCTGTGTTTTAGTTTCGATCATTTGGTATTGTTTCATTTTAATTTCTCCAAAATTAAAGCCATCCTTGGCTATTAATGATTATTGAACTTCAATATTGAAAAAGTCTTTGATAAGTCTAGGTGACATTGCATTAGCCACTATTTGCCAAGTCGTATCATTTAGCATAGACCATACGTCAAAAACAAAAACTTTTGTTTCTTTGTGAATAACTTCCCTTTTAGATACAGCTAATGTTTTGCTGTATCTGTCATGTTCTTTTTGTGTTGTGAATGTTTTCATTTTGATTCTCCTGGTTGGTTAAAATTACTTTTGTTTTTAGTTAACTTTAGCAATTGGCTCAAGGTATGAGCTAATTGTCCATATTTCTTTGTCTTTCGCAGTCATGCCAAAAAACCGTTGTCCTTCTCCTGTTTCTAGCCTTGCCATTAAATTAATAGCCTCTTCAAGAGTTTCTCCCGCATCAAAGACTATTTCATTAGATTCTGTTGATAATATGCCGTATCTCATTTCAATTACTCCAAAACGTTTAGAGACAATCCCTAAACTTCGAGTACATTAAATCATATTTTTATAAAAAAGTAAATAGTTATTTTTTATTTTTTTAACTAATTTCTTTCAATGCTAATTTATATGCCTCTGCTGCCTCCTCTGCTGTTTTGAAGCTTCCAAGGTGAACCCGTATGCCGTTTATCTTTATCCTGGCCACATATCTGTTATCTTTCTTTACAAAAGTTACGCCACGATGCCCATGCTTATTCATTGCTTCCGGTTCTCTTGTTGGCTTATTTGAAATAAAGTTTTTTGCTTTCTCAATATTTTCTAAAATGCTTTGTATTGTCATTTTTCTACTCTCTATTTTTAAAAATCTTATTGTACCTATATGCATAGGTAAAAACAATATAATTTACTAAAAATCTACCCTCAACAAAACGACCCCATACTACCCTACCCTCTCTTAGAGAGAAGAGAGGGTAGAGGTAGTAGTAATTGGGAATTTCTACCCTCTTATAAAATAATTCTACCCTGGGGGTAGAAAATCAGGAAATCCAGAAAAACCCATCTTTTTCGTTAATAACCCCCTTTTCCTTTAACTCTGGAATCGTCTCATAAAATACTTTTGATGGATTGCTTAGGCTATCTCTAAAACCATCCAGCAAAGCCTTTCTAAGCTGCGTTTCGTTAACACCTAAAATCCTTCCGTCCTCTATGCCTTCATCCAGAATCAAACGCTTTATGATGTCAAAAGCCTTTTGTTGGCGCGTGCCTAGTAGATAATCAGCGGACTTAAGAACCAATGACGTTGCCTTCATGCCGTTTTGCTTAGTGAGACCAAGATCAACAACGTGCGCCTTTATGAGTATATCGTCAAAATATTCACCATCCTTAGACTTCTTACAGCTAAGAGTAGCGGATAGTGGCGCGTTTGGGTCGCGTTTCATGCTGAGTTCAAAATCGACGTTAGCACTAAACGCAGATGCGCCACGACTGCCCTTCTCAGTATCTTTGCCATAGTGGTGAACGATGATTGATGATGCGCCATGTTCTGAGCATGAGTCCATGACCATTCTAAGCGCCCTGGCAACCTCCTCGTTCGTGTTTTCACCTGTGCTAGTAGCCAGGCTTGAGAAAGTATCAAACACGACCAAAACAGGCTCCAGGGCGTTTATTTGCTGTCTTAGCCAATCCATATCAGCAATGTTATCTATAGCCAATGGCTTGCGCTTTATTATGAGATTGTCGCCAATATCACCTTCTACTATATTGATTGCTTTTATACGACGCCCAAGCGCACCCATACCCTCCCCACATATATATAAAACCTTGCCGGTACGGTACACAGCATGATTAAAAAAATCATGGCCGGTACAAATAGAATGAGCAATTTTTAGCACACAAAAGGATTTAAACGCTTGTGATCCACCAGCAAGCAAACCATGAGTCCTGGACTCTAAGATATTGTCTATCAAATATTCTGGAGCAGTTGCATCTCTAGCCAACTCTGATGCTGTGACCCACGCTTCGCCATCATCCTCTATTGTTGTTACATCTGATTTCTTGGCTACATTAACCCATCCAGCCTCTTGAGACATGAAAAATACAGACTTATACCCGATGCTATCAGCTACAAAACCATCCCATTTTTTATATGCCTCTTGCCTATCAAATGCCGCGTACCCGGATGACCAGTCGAACCATAAGCCGAGACCAACATCACCGAGAGACTTTAAAGCCAAGCCCGTATCTATCCAGGTTTTGTATTCGTCTGGTCGGTAGCCATTAAGAGCTGATCTCAACTCCAAGACAAGTTTTTCATCAACCTTAATATCTTCTTTTTTCCGCTCTACCTCACGAATGTAGGGAGGGTACGCTTGTATTATCCTGTCTCTGCTGTAAACCTGCCCCCCGGACTCGTGAACAATACGAACCATGTGAGGCTCACGTTTGTTGTGGAAAAACCCAGGGAGCCTAAGCACCCGCGGCAAGTCATTCGCTGCCGGATCACTTCCATAGTCTGCAATCAAACGCCCCTGGATGCTCTTAAAATCATCAACCTTTATGCCATCACATAAAAAATAATGGTGTTGCTTTCCAGGTGACGTTTCGACAATGATATGCGGCTCTAGTGGATATTCTTTCGTTACGCCGTTGTCATTTTCATTAAATACGCACCTGATACGATCCACGGCCTTTATGTTGCGCCCTGAGCCATCACCGTGCTGCGCCATGACAAAAACACCAGCCCCGGCTTTGTTATAGTTGACCAATGTCTCAAAGTGCTCGTCGATTGTGCCATGAAGCCACTTAGCTAAAACAGGATTCTTCCCTGGCTTATCATCGAATGTTTGAAATGTGAATTGCTCCTCTCCCTCGTCTAATAGTGTTAAAAAATGCTTGGCCTGCTCTATGTCATGACTCATTAATTCACCTTTTTAGCCGCTTCTCTAATCAACATACGCACAATCTGACTTGCTGACATATCAGCTTTTAGTGCCAATTCATCAAGCGTCTTTTTGTCCTCATGAGTCATAACCATATCAAAGCGAGCTGTTTTATTTTTTTTCTTCTGCATTTTTATTTTCCCATTGATTAAGTAAAATTTACTTAATATAATATAAGCTCTTTTAAAATTAATAAAGTCATTTTTATGATCAGTCACTACCCAAAGCCCGAAGTAGAAATGGAAGTTTTTGTTGTTCCGTCGGGTCACAAAGGAAATCCATTTACCGCGGACATAATAAAAGTTGGTCGTAAATGGGCTACTTTAGATAGCAATATGGGACGCTTTGACATAAAGACGTGGAGGATTGATGGCGGTGCTTATTCATCACCTGGAACATGCTACCCAAACGAGCAGGAATATAACGATGAGCAGGAACTTAATAAAGCATGGAGAAAATTAAGTGATTTTTTTAGACACCATTACACCAGGCATCCAGATGTAACAGTAGAAAAAATCAAGCAGGCCGCAGAACTTTTAGGAGTTGATTTTGTATGACAATTGAAGATTTCGCAAAACAATTTGGACTTAGCACAGAAAAAGCTCGTGGCTGGATATACAATCAAAAAGACTGGCTAAAAGCTAATGGCAACAAGAAAGTTTATGGAGAGTGGAACCTCACATCAGACGACCTTAAGGAGCTGGCCACTATACGCTATAACCGGATGCGCGGCATTGACCATTCGATCGAGTTTGATATTGATACGATGCACGAGTATATCCATAAATCTATTCCGTATTACACGTTGAACAAACTTGCGCTATCTAAAGGATTTCCAAAATACTGCGAAATTGGCTGGAAAAAGAAGCGAGTTTGGGACAAAAAAGAAGTTATCAACTTTTTTAAGACAAAGTTTGATCACAACACCGGGAAGGCAAAAAAGCCGCGCCAGTTGTCCCAAGAAGCGTCAACAATTGTTTATTTCTGCACTGGTCGCTATTGGAGATATGGCGAACAGGTAACAACAAATATACATCATGCTAGGGAGGTTTGATCTTATGGCTATGACTAAAGAAGAAAGGGCGGCTTACAACAAAGAGTATCATGAGAAAAACAAAGAAAAGGCAAATGCGCTTATGAGAGCCTACGCGAAAGAATATTACGATAGAAATAAAGAAAAAATTCTTAAGAAAAAAAAGGAATACTACAAAAACAAACAAAATAAAATTTGACATTTATAAAAATATCTATAATATAAGCATCAGATTTTAACAAAACAGAGGCTAATAAAATGAAAGCAAAAGAATTATTAACAAAATTAAAAGCTTGCCACGATTCAATAGCATGGGCAGGCGAAAAAACAATAGAAGAGTCATGGATGTCTTGTGACAGAGGAGATTGGATGCTTTGGTTTTATAAAGCAATGTATCCAGATAATTTGAAAGAACTGACGCTTGCTAAGTGTCACTGCGCCAACACTGTGCGCCATTTGATGAAAGATCAAAGAAGCATAGATGCTGTAGACGCTGCCATAGCCTTCTGAGAAGGAAAAATAACAAAAGAAGAACTAAAAAAATATGCTGATGCTGCTTATGCTGCTGCTGATGCTTCTTATGCTGCTGCTGATGCTGCTGATGCT